AAGCTGTCGATGTCGAGCGCAATGCCGCGCACGCCGGGATCGGACAGCGCGGCCTGCAGTTGGGCCGCGATCCCCTCATAGGAGGTCAGTCCGGAAGATTGCCCGATCCATGCACCACGGTGCACAAGTGTGCCCGCAATTTCGATCACGGCAATGCCGTCGATTACGGCGAAGGGTTGGCTGCCATTTCGCTGGTGGCGCTGGGCGAGGTCATTTCCGAACAGCGACGCCCGGGCGGGCAGGCTGGCGGTTGTCTGGTCAGCGGCTTCCACTTCCAGCCCATGGAAGGTGATTTCCTGCCCCGTGATGCGAGGCCCGAGCCCGGACAGAAAGGCCAGCGCCTTTGCCGGGTCGACCATCAGGGGTGTGTTGAAGGCGCGCTGGGCGATCTGGGCGTGGTGCATCACGGTTCATCCTTGGGGGCAGGTTCGTCTTCGGCATCTTCAGGCGCGTCGTCGCCTTCCGCGCCGTCCTCCTTGTCATCCTTGCCGCTGGCAGCGCCCGGTCCTTGGGCAGGGGATCCCGGACGGCGGAAGTCGAGGCCCAGCGCCAATTCGCGTTTGCGTTCCGCGGCAATCTCGCGGTCGACCTGTTCGGCGTCATAGCCGCGTTCGGAAATGGCCTGCGTGCGCGATTTCAGCCCGGACTCGATCTGCAGGATCTCGGCAGAGGCGTCCTTCATCGGATCGATCCAGTCCCATTTGGTCGGCAACCAGGCGCAGGCCTGATACTTGCGCCGCTGTTGATCATAGCCGGGCAGATCGATGGCACCCGACAGCACAGCTACATCCATCCAGCGGGCCCAAACCGCGCGGCACAGCTGGAACACCAGCACACCATGTTGCAAGGCCGAGATGCGGCGGCGGAATTCGATCAGAGAGATGCGCGTATTGGAGAAGTTGCCCTTGGCGGTGTCGCCGGTCAGATAGCCGTAAGGGATGCCCAGCGCCGCCGCGACTTGCAGAAGGGTCCGGTATTGGAACAGCTCATAGGTGCCACCAGAATCTGGCGTGGACGGGGTCGAGACATCCTCGCCGGGATCAAGCCGCACCACTTGGCCGGGCTCAACCTGCAAATCCTCTTCAGTCGGCTCCAGCGGGGTTTCGGGCGCTGGCGAGGTGATGAACATTGCGAACATCGCCGCGATTTTCTTCCGCTCCAGCTCCGCGTCGTCATAGAGGTCCAGCGTGAACAGCTTGACGATTGCGGCGGCAAACCGCGACACGCCGCGCAACTGGCCTGCCTCGACTGGGTCAAGGACGTGGATCACATCTGCCGCTGGAACACGGACGGTTTCATTGGTGAGGCCCGGATCGGTCAGATCACCTGGATGGCGACGCAGGAAGTGATAGGCCACGCGGCGGCCAATGGAGTCAAACTCGATCCCTTGGCGGATCAGCCCGGCTCCGGACAGGGTGCGGTTCATGTCCAAGGGCAGCATTTCCGCAGGCAGCATCTGCAATTGCAGCGGCACGGTCAGACTGTCTTCCGCGCGCCGGGGCCGGATGCGGATGAAGACCTCGCCCGACAGAAACACCTCTCGGGCGGCCCGGCGCTGCAGCCCGTAAAAATCGGTCAGGCCTTCCGCGTCAGCGTCATCCGTCCAGGCCAGCCACAGCGCCTGCAGCTCTTCCTTTTTTGCCGCATCCGTGATCGTCGACGAGGGTTTGATCCCATCGCCGACGACATTGCTGGCGAAGGACTCCACAGCGTTCGTTGCATAGCCATTGTTCCGAACCAGCCAGCGGGCACGGGCGGTGATGGTGTCGCCCGAGGCTGCGATCAGCGTATTCACATGCGCGCGGCTGGCCCGGAACCCGCGCAGGCGACGATGCGCCTGCGCCGCATCGAACCCACCGATGATCGAGCCAATGCGCTGGCGGAAAGCCTCGAACGCCATGGATCACAGGCCTTTCGAGGCGACAGTGCCCCAGCGGCGGCGACGTGGCCTGCCAGAATTGGCCGTGGCAATCCGACTTTCCAGATCGCTGATCGCGTTGGCAAGTTCCGTGTCCGAGCCGTAGTTGATCGACTTGCCATCATAGCTGACAGAGCGAACGCCTGCGTAGCGCGCTTCCTGCAGTGCGGCCAGCAAGGCGCGCATCCGTTCCAGATCCATCTCAATCCCTCATAAAGTTCGGTGTGTAAGCCCGGCGTTTGCGCCGTGGCGTGGTTGGTGTTCCGGCCTTGGGTGCGGCGGGTGCTGCTGGTTCAGAAAGAGCAGTGGGTTGTGGTGCCAGGCGGTTTTCCACCCCGGCCTGTTCTTCAAGCCGTCGCCATGTCGCCTCGTCCCAGCGATCCGCGCCCATGATCCACGCCGCCGCCCGGGCATAGACGCGGCAGTCCAGCGCCTCGTTACGCTCGCGCATTTTCTGCCATTCGGGGTGGCTGTAGCCGCGCTTGTTGCGCACGGTGACCAGCTGTTCGGCCACCAGCTGTCTCAGCCATTCAGTGTCGATCCAGTCGGGCAAGTGCACGGTGCCGGGGGCGTCCAGCACGCCCAGCGCCCGGTCCTCGTCCGAGGGCCGTTCCAGCCGCAGGAAGCGGTAGGTCTCGGTCTTGAAGGTGGCGGTGGCCACAGACCAGAGCCGCGCGCCCCTGCGCAGACGTTTGCCGCCGATGGTGGCGTCGACGAAGGTCGGACCCGACACCGGCGTGGCCCGGTTGAAGCCTTCCAGCCCTTTGATCGGCGAAACCTGGTCAAACCCCTGTTTCCGCGCCCAAGCGTAAACAGCCGGAGCCTCATAGCCGGTGTCGATCGCCAGCTTGCCGATCACCATGACAGCACCATTGGTGCAAGCCCACGTCCGACCCAGCAGGGCGGTCAGTTTGTCCCAGCAGGCGGGATCATCCGGACCACCGGCAATGACAATGTGATCGACCAGCCAGCTTGTCCTATCCCGACCCCAGGCCCAGACATCGACCTCGATGCGATCCTTCTGCACATCGACGCCCGCCGTCAGGAACAACCCGCCGATAGGGATCTGTGCCCCGCCATAACTTTCACGGCGTTCCGCCAGCCGCTGCCATTCCGGCGCGTCGCCACTTTCGACCCAAGTCTCGCCCAGCAGAGTGTTGCGCGCAGCGCGCAGCATCTCCTCCGAGCCTTGCGCCGCCAGCCAATCCCGCGCGATCTGCTGCCAGCTTTTCCAGCCCAAGGGCGAATAAAGCGCCGAGATGTGAAAGCCGATTGAATGCGGATCAGCCGATACAGCAGTCGCGCGCCATTCGCCCTTTTCCAACATCTGCGTCTTGTGATGCTCCGCAATGGGGCGTTCACAAGCTTCGCAATGGTAGGCGGCGGTTTCGGGGCGTCCCTTGTCCCAGCGCAGGCGTTCAAACTGCAGCCATTGCATATGGCCACAATGCGGGCAGGGCACGAAGTACCGCCGCTGATCGCTGGCCTCGTATTCCCGCTCGATCCGGCTGATGCCCCTGATCGTGGGCGTCGAGACCATGAACACCTTGCGCCGGTGCGAGAAGGTGGTGGTCCGGGCCTCGGCCAGTGTGACCGGATCGCCTTCCTCGTCTGCGGACGCTGGATAGGCGTCAACCTCGTCCAGAAAGATGTACCGCGCTGGCATCGACCGCAGGCCGGTGGCAGAGTTCGCCCCAGTCAGCACCAGAATGCCGCCTTGGAATTCCTTCGAGAGCATCGAATTGCCCGCATCGCGCGAGCGAGCCGGATTGACCAGTGCACGCAGCACCGGACTTTCCGAGATCAAGGGGTCGAGCCGTCCGCGCGAGGTGCGTTTCGCCATCTCCACGGTCGGCAGCACCGCAAGCATGGGCCCGGGTGCGTGGTGGATTACGAAGCCGATCCAGTTGTTGCCAGCCTCTGTCGCGCCGACCTGTGCTGCCTTCATGAAGCTGATGCGTTGCGCCGGGTGGCGGGGCGACAGGGCATCCATGATTTCACGCAGATAGGGCGCTCGCGCGGTGCGATATCGCCCCGGTTCGGCCGCAGCACGCGACGACAGCCAGCGATGCGCATCCGCCCATTCCGACACCGTCAGATCAGGATCCGGGCG